GGGAACCTTGACGAAGACCGAGGCGTGCATTCTCTCAAGTACAGCCCACATTGAGAAGTAGTGTGCGACATAAATGCCGTAGGAATATCTGGCGATCAGGTTCGCGCATCTGGTGGCCGTCTTCCACGTGCACTGCTTGAAGAGCGGAATCGTGAATCCGATCAGCGCGGAAGCGATCCACCATCCAGCCACGCTAACCACCGCACCCTGCAAGAGCGCGATAAAGAGAATGGTGAGCAGGGCAAGAGTAGCGACCCACAACCAAGCGCTCAGGAAGTTTCCGACTTTCTTCTGCTGCATCTTGTAGGCCACGACCCCGGACATGAAGCATGGCGTATAAGTAAATAGCGTGGTGTGCGGAACCGCCAAGCACACAGCAATGCTCAAGACAAGAGCTATGGCCCAGATCACTAAGGTCCTTGCGAGAGTGGCGTTTCTGACGAGCAGATAGATGATCGGCAGCAAGAGATACATCTGCATTTCGTAGGAGAGGCTCCACATCGGATTTATGATGGAGCCCGACAGATTCCAAAGGCACTGAGTCAAGAGAAGATTCGAAACGACATCAGTGAATCTGTAGTGCCAGCCTTCGAAGTGTCCGGAAACCATTACGTGCTGCGGAATGTGGAAAATCAGGATCATAGCGAGCATGAATATGGAGAGCGGATAAATGCGGAATAATCTCCGCACGAGGAAAGGAATGAACAGGGACCGCGTTTGATCTTGTCTTTCAAGTGATTGCATCAGAACCAAACAAGTATGGACGAAGAACAGCGCGACGCCCACAGAGCCGAGCATTGCAAAGCTGCTGTATCCATAGAACATTGAGACGTGGCAAACAACCACCAAAGTCACGGCATAGGCGCGCAATAAATCCAGATTGGATTGCGTCCCGGTCATGCCGCCACCGCAAGGCCAATACGCTGCTTGGTCCAAAGTGTTGAGTGTTCAGCGCAGAGATGAACGGGATTTCCGCTGTAAGGTCCAAGTTTGATGCTCACGGCCAGGTCGCCGCAAGCGCAGAAGCCCTCATAGGGAGCCGCGACGCTGAAGTACTCTTTGATCTGCTCGAAGTTCTGGATAGCTTGCATGGCGACTTGGGCTTGGATGGTCATGATTTCGCCTTTGGCTGAAAGACATCCAGTTCAAGCACCAAAGAAAACAACGCGCAGGCCGAGAGGATGAGAACTATGAGAGAGAGCATTATTTATTGCCTCCGACTGTATTTAGGGTACGCAACTGTGGTGCATTATGTCAAGGAGATTTACACACAATACTGGGTTGCACTTTAGACAAACTGTAGTACTATGTTGAGCCATGTCGCTCCGAGAGCCCGTGAACGCACAACATGCAGTTATGCACGTTAGAATGTATGACTTCGAGTACGAAGCCTTCAAAAAAGCCGCTAAAAAGGCCAATAAATCGCTATCTTTTTGGGTGCGTGAAGTCTGCAAGCTGAAGGCGAGTGCCATTGGCGTAAAGGTGGAGAAGTGACAGAAGCCTACAGAGTGGCTATGATGCGGGCCGGCGCAGCGGTGCATGGAGCCATTACAAAAGGCGTTTTGCCAAGACTAAAGCGCGTCGAAGTATTGTGCGTGGACTGCAAGAAAGCACGGGCGCAATGCTATGACCACCGTGATTATAATCGTCCTCTTGATGTTGAGCCGGTTTGTTACCGATGCAACCTGCATAGAGGACCAGCGGCATATACGTCTCCGCCGGGCACTCCAAAATCATTCCCTAACATCAGGACTGCTGTATTTCAAATTCGCCTATGCTCCAAAGAAAAGGCAATAATTTGTAGGGCAGCAAGGCGCGAGAAAATGTCTATCTCTGATTTCGTAAGAGGAATACTTCTTCCCGCAGGGCAAAAGAATATCGCAATGCTTCATGACACCCGAACCAGCGATTAAGAATTGAAGGTGCGCGCGAAGTGATATCCTCTTCCCTTCGGGGAGTTTCATGCGCAAGAACAAATCAGGGAAGAAACAAAAGAGAGACTTCACTACTCGCGAGATTCGCCTAGTCAAAGCGTTCCTCAACGCCAAGAAAGCCAATCAGCCAATCAGCAAGGGTGACGCGGCAGAAGAAGCGGGTTACTCCACAAAGAATCCCACGCAATCTGCTAATCAAGCGCTCGTGTCTATCAGGCGCAAGGCTCCAGAGATAATGGATTCTCTCGGGCTCTCCGTGCAAACCATCATTGAAAAACATTTAACACCGCTGCTCACTGCGAACGAAACGAGAGTTTTTGCGCACGAAGGGAAGATCGTTGACAGGATTGATCTAGCGGACAATACGACAAGGCGCTACGCCACACGCATGGCTTTCGAGCTGCAGGGCGCATTCCCACCGCAAGATCCTCAGCTCGCCGCGCAAGTGGGCGTGGAGGTCATAATTTTAGATGTTGCGAGGCCAGATCGCAGCGCCATCAACGTAACGCCGGCGCCTGTTCAGAAAGTTGCAAAGCAGAAAGGTATTGAGCCAAGCGGGAATGGCGCGAAGCCCGATCCGAGACCAGAGCAATGAGATGGCCGAGAGGTATATATATTCTTGGCCAATCGCTTGACATCCTCTCCTTGAGAATATATCTTCTTTAAGAATCTAGCGGTAAGGTGATTAATATGACTGGCGTTCGCATTGCGGAATTCCATCGAACTAAGCAACAAGCCACACGTTGTACTTGCCCGCGCAAAGGGAGAGGGATGTGGCAGGACGTGCCCGCATTGCAGAATCTTTGCCGAGCACTTGTAAAGGCGTGCCCATTACACAGCGAGCAGATTTGCGGTTCTTGCCGAGAAGGCAAGCACGAAGATTGCCCTCGTGATTTGTGGTCGGAACCATTGCAGGAATACGTTGCCTGCGACTGCGCCCCGCATCATGGGAGATGAATTGGGGAGCGAAGCGGTGAGAGTCAGCTTTGAAAACGATGAGCATTACAGATTCGTTTTCTATACGAATCGCCGTCTACGAGGAGTAGCTCCTCCAGCCCTTCCGACGTCATGCGCTGTCGGCTCGTACGCGCGAAGCTATGGCAGGAATTCGTCACCAAGTATCAGACGGTCCCCGGTTCTAGGTGAGCGAAAATAAAAAAGGACCGATGCCAGTCGGTCCCTTAAAAACTTGAGCGCACGAAAATTCTAACGGAAAGGTGCGCTCAATGTCTACAAAGATTGCCACCACCAAGGAAATCATAGCGATTCTATCCCAGTTTGAATTCCCATCGATTGTGCGACCTGGACGTAAAGCGCGGTCATATCAGCAAACAATGCGGCAGTGGCATGAGTATCAGTGCTCACTGAAAAAGAAAAAGCTGAAAGGTCATCATCGGAAATAATTCCACGACTCTTCAAAACGTCTCCGAGGGTTTTAATGAACATCTGTTGCTTATACCCTCCTTTGGTTAGCCAAGTATATTATTGCCAAATATAGAGAAGATGATCATGTCCCAGAGTGGATCAGGAGGCCCACCTCCGTGACGTGTGGAAGATTGCACACCCAAAGAAAAGGCTGTTCTCAAGCGGCTCCCTGTCACAGCCATCGAGGGCCACGCCATTCCAAGCCATCAGATTTTGGAATAGAGGGAACCACGACTCGCTCGCTTGTTTTGGTGAGGTGGCGCGGGGTTCCTTCTAGGTTCAGGGCAAGAAAAAAGAGGAGCATGGTTAGGGCCAATAACGATGCTGAACGGTTCGTCACAGGCGAACTTGCGCTCGAATTTTCTCGCCGCTTTTCTGGCTGGCTCGGGGACTTTGTTTTCAAGGGGCATCACTTCCTTCCGGGCCCAGGCGGGGCAATGTCGGTAAGAGTACACCGCACGAAGCAGCCAAGCTATCCAGAATTGAACGAATGGCACCGAAACTTTTTCGTGCTAGAATCCAGTTTCTTCGAGTAGCGAGAAGGTGCGCTAATTATTTATTTCTGTACCGCCGATCAGAAACACGTGCTGCTCTTGGAGCCTACGAATCTCGCGCGCATCCAGGAAGGCCATCCGCTTCCAAGCCCCGACAGCCTGGTGATTATCTGCTACTCCCCGGACATCGAGTGGACCGCCGAGCAACTGAAGAAAGTATTCGCGGAGAACGACCGCAAACTCTCACCGGAAAAACTCACTGAAATTTTACAGGAAGGGCTCTTGCGCCCCAGGATCGAGCGCGGCGAGGAACAAGCCAGCGCGAATCAAGTTGTTCCACTTGGCGCGCCATGAAGCCAGCGAAAGACGGCCGCAAGCTCTGGAAGCGCGTGACTGTGAAAGTCATCGTAGGCGAGAAGACCATGCCTCATCAGTTTGTCGCGCCGGCAGGGAGTGGCTATAGCGACGTGGACATCGAAGGGATACTGGAGCGCGCTATCGACTACCTCGACAAGAAATTCCCGACGCTGGAATTCAAGCAAGTACCGCTGAGTCAGAATGCTTTTAACTTCATTGCCGTTGGAGCGCGCCACATGTAAAATCTCCGCAACTGGGCAGGACATGTGGAACTAAGGGCTGGTGGCTCGGGAGGGCGCCAGCCCTTTGGATTTTAGTGGTACTCTCTACAATGTCTTGGGATAACAGCCGCAAGGCCAGAGCCCGGAGCGAGTCGCGCCGTGGAGCAAGCGCAGAATAAAAGTGCTCACGCCTCTACCGTATAGCCGGGTTGTCGAACAGTCAGTGAAATTCTGACGCGTTGGCTCCATTATTTTTTGGTAGTCTCTCTTCGTGAGCACCGCAACGCGCCGCCCCGATCAAGTCCTCAAGATCACAGACTTCTACCAACCTTGGGCCCATCAGCAAATCTTCCACTGCATGAACGCGAAGCACCGCTTGCACGTTGGCGGGTTCGGTAGCGGCAAGAGTAGACCGCTTTTGATGGAAGCGATCTTTCACTGCATGGAATATCCCGGCAGCAATTCGATTTTGATGCGCAAAACTGTGCCAGACCTAAAAAGAACTGTGATAGACAAATTTTTGGCGGATGTTCCGAAGTCTCTATATGAGCGCGGAAACCAAGAGCGCGGAACGTTCAACAAGTCCGACCACATCGTGTACTTCCCTCCGGTGAAAGGAAAGCAGAGCAAACTTTATTTTGCGGCCTGCGAGCGCGTCGAGGATGTGGGCAAATATCTCTCGACGGAATTCGTATTCATTGGTTTCGAAGAACTTGGCGAGTTCCCGTACTTGATCTATGACGCGATGGAAGGGCGCAACCGCTGTACGGTCCCAGGTTCGCGCCCATGCATGGCTGGCGTGACGAATCCGATGGGCATCGGCTGGGGATGGATCAAGCGTTTGTGGAAGGACCATCTCCCTGCGCACGGGATGGATCCGGAGAAATACGATCCGAACGACTACCAATTCATTCATTCGACCGTCGATCAAAATCCGATTCTCTGTCAGGACAAAGCCTACATCGCCTCGCTCGAGAAGTCTCCGCTGCGCGACAAGATCCGATGGGGCAACATGGAGACGGTCAGCGGCCAATACTTCGCGAACTTCGAACCGGCGCGCCACATTCTGCCTCGCCAAGCGTTCATGTTTGAGTCGTGGCAGCCAGTGTGGGTCGGCTGGGATTGGGGTTTCGGCCATTTTTCAGTGATTACGTTCTGGACGAAGGCATTACTCAAGCCGCGATTCGAAGGCGAGAAACCGCGCATTGTGAATGTAACTCTGAAAGAACTGATTCTTGCTGGCGCACAATCAGACCTAAATGACAAGACTCCTGAAGATCAGACCAAGGCATTAATCGCCGCGATCCCCCCAGTCTTTGACGAGCATGGAACACAAACTGGCTATCAATGGGACATCGACAGCGTCCATCTTTCCTGGGAGCGCTTCAATCGCACGGTAAGCAATCGCACCGTTGCAGATGAGATCGGTGATTTGCTCGCTGCTGCTGGGCTCCCGCGGCCAACGCGGTCAAACACAGATCGTGTGGCTGGCTGGACGAAAATGTATTCTCTGCTCGAAATGGATGAATGGTTTTTGATTCAGGGAGAGTGTCCGAATTGCGTTGAAGCGATTCCATTGCTCGTGCGTGGCGATGGCGTAAAAACAAATATGGAAGATGTCATAAAGCCCAAAGGCGCAAGTCTGATTGATGACTGCGGTGACTCTTTGCGCTACGCTGTTGCTGGCGTTCTCCTTGACGCAGCGGACAAACCTAAGGAACAATTGCTCCGCGAGAAGCTGGCTGGGATCAAGGACCCTTTCACGCGGCATATCGCAGCTTTCAAAGACTGGAACGAGCAGCAAGCGGCAGAGCGCAAGGGGCACGGCGGTTCAAAGATCGTGCCGAGTTGGCAACGGAGGATAGGACAATGAAAGGAGTTCGAGATTGCAAATCTTGGTGGAAAGCATGGAGACACAGGCGCAGGAAACAATTTGATCGTGGAATGGTTGCGAATGTGATGAAGGAGTTCAATCGTGGGCTGGACAAAATTATTTCAGAGCCATCATGAAGAGTGGCTCGAAGAGCAGTTCGAGAAACTGAAGGCTGACCATGCTCAACAAATCACAGATCTAAAAAAGGCTCACGCCGATGAACTCAACCGTGCTATAGAGGAATGCGCGAGATTGCGAGATGAAGCGCAACGAATACGGCTTTATCTCACCCCGGCGTTGCAGTCGGTGCAGCTTGAACCGGATAAGTCGGGCCCGCCAGCGCCTACTGAAGTTCCGATGGGCACGCCATGGCAACGGATACTTGCCCGCGAAGTTGCGAAGCAGGAAAAAGAATGGGCAGCGCGTCACGTGCAACCAGTTGAGACACCAGTCGGGGAAGAAAGCAACGGAGGTACAAACTAATGGCCGTAACAGCGAAAGATGGCAGCCGCCACCACTCTTCGAGTCGCGCTTCACTGCACGACGAGATGAGCGCGAGCAAAGCTTCAGCAGGAAAAGTGGAAGAGATGAAGCCAGCAGGAGACAGTTATCCCGCGCTAAGTTCCCATTCGATTGAGGATCATGTTGATGAGCACGGTCCAGCGCACAAGATCGAATACAAGCACGACCAGGCGACCAACGAGCACCACGTCAGTTCACATCACGGTGATGGCGACAATCCAGAAGCCAGCCATCATAGTGTGCATCGCACACATCACGCCGCGCACGAGCACATGGCGAAGGCGATGGGCATGACGAAGGAAGAAGAGCAGGAAGACCGAGACAACGAGTCTCCTGATGAAGAGATGCAGGAAGAGACCGCCCCTGCTGGCAAAGGGATTCCTGGATTAAGTTAAGGGAGTCCATGCCTGCTTCCGAGATCATGGAAAAGTTTCACAAGCGCACGCTGCACTCGGGCGGCAGTGGGAAAATAGTCCGCAATCCTCACCAAGCAAAAGCAATTCTGCTAAGTTATCTGCGCAAAGAAGGCCACGACATTCCAGAGAAGAAATCGCGTATCGCTGACGCATTTCGGAAGGCCCGCCGATGAGACAATCAATCGAAAAAGTAATGATGAGCCAGATTCTCTACGACTATGCTGCCAACCGCGGCGAGTTCACGCTGTTTGACTTTGGCGACGGCCGCACCGAAGTGCCCATGAGGCAAGATGGCTTGTGGCTCACGCGCACGGTTGTCTTCCCGATCTTGCGTGGCATCGACAAGCCGCGGTATGACGGACCTCTCCCCGGAAAAGAAGGAGAGGTGATTGCGATGGGTAGCGGATGGTTCGTCACTGCAGTGGAGATAGACTACATCTGCGCGCCGGAAGATCTAAATAAAAAGTTGCAGCAAGCCGAAGAGTTGCTCTTGAGAACACGGGATGGGAAATCGGCGAGCGCGCATGCCTGAAGCGACATATCCTCCGGGGCATAAGGCTGGAATGCGCGTGCCCAAGGGTGGCTCGATGTGCAAGAATTGCAAATTTCTAGGGAGCGATGGCGATAGTTGCATCAACAAGTATTTCGTCAAGTGGAACGGCTCGACGCGCTTGCCTGCTCCGTCCGATGAATATTGCAGTGATTTTTACGAGCCCAAAAACTCTCTCGCGAACTTCGTGAAGAAGGAATAAATCATGGCAACAAACCGCTGGATGTCGGGCGTCAAGAAAGAAATGAAAGCCAAAGGCACTGAAGGAAAGTTCAGTGCAGCCGCGCATCGCTCCGGCAAAAGCACTTCTGAATTCGCGCACGAAAAAGCGCATGCTCCTGGAAAAACCGGCAAACGTGCGAGGCTGGCCATCGCTTTCGCAAAAGCGCGTAAAGGATAATTCTCTTGGCGACAGCGGTCCAAAACTTTACGGGCAGCGACACGGAAGACACTGAAGGTCGCGACACCCAAGAGCACGATGAGCCTAAATATAATATCGGTGTCCTCGCAGGGCTAGAATATTCCACCGTTCCCAACGCAGAACTCACCGACACGCAGAAAAATCACCTCAAAGAACTCGCGAAGAAAGCTGCTAAGCGTGATTATCCGGCGAGATTGATAGAAGTAATTGCCTCCTGGGAGTGCGCGCTCTTCTATCGCGGTTTCCAGTTCCTCATCCCGCAGCGCGGTGGCGGATGGATTATTCCTGGCGAGAGTACCGGCTACGGGCCATCGATGCAGATGGACTTGGCTCTTCTGCCGACGAATATTTATTCCGCACGCGCGCAAATGATTATCGCTGCACTCACGCGCACCGTTCCAAACGTGCGTTTCGCTCCGCAGCGCGCCGATTCCGATGCACAGATTACTTCCGCTGAATCCGCCGAGAAATTTGCCAAAGTCATCAAGCGCAACAACGATTTGATCCAGATTCAGACTGATGCCGCGCGCTTGCTATGGACCGATGGGCGCTATCTTTACTGGTCGCGCTTCGTGAAAGACGGCCAGCGCTTTGGATGGGAAGAGGACGACGAGCCAGATGACTTGGTTCCCGAAAATGAGCCTGTACCATCGCCAGTCGAAGGCAGTGCGGCTGCAGCAACTCCGGAATCCGCTGAAACGGCGCAAGAAAGTCAGGGAGCACCTCCCGCGCAAGACGAGGAGAAAGAAGAAGGCGAAGAGGAAGGAGAGCCGGTCAAGCGCACGCCGCGAGGCCAAGAAGTCCG